GTTCTGGAATGGCAACGTGTTCATATTGTTAATTCCTTGAACACCAGATTCTCTATCACTTTCTGATTCTTCCCATGGAGTGCTTTCAATGGTAAAGTTGAACCAAAATTTTGCTGGCGCGACACCTTGTGCCGGCTGTGGGAATATTCTTATCCGATTGTTTTTAATTTCATACGACCAGTGAGAGACGCGTACGTTCAAAGCATCCTCATACGCCATTGATTGTAGTTTGTTTTGCCACACCGGAACAATATCAAATGTAGAATCATCAGCATACTGGCCATAGGTTCGCAGATTTCCAACCACACTAAACCCGCCATAGTAGCCATAAAAACGCCACATGGCTTGCGGAGTTTTATAATACACCCGTCTAATAGTAATACGCTTATTGCCCACCTTGTTTTGATATGGGACAGTTGTTAGGGCTGACGCCGAAATGATACTCTGTAAATCATAGTCTTGTGTATCTGCCGCGGTCGTAAAGGAACCTGAATATATATTCTGTGTTCCTCCGAGGCCTGTTTCGGTTATCATCCGGTCACTCGTACGCCTAATATACCCATAATCATACTTAGGATATCTTAACTCAATATTAGATCCCGAAAGGGAATGGCCAGAAGTAATCTGACCATCCTGATCAAAAGATGCTGTGGTGTGTCCGAGAAAACTAGACAGTGAATTCTTAGACTGATGAATGTTTACTAAGTAAGAATACTCTAATACAGCCTCTTCGTAGGCTGCATATACATTACCTTGTGTTAATTCAATATCTAGTACGTCGCCGCCCAGCTTCTTATAGGTATAAGCCACCTGATCTGCGGCTCCTGATATAAATGCCGGCGACGTTGCATATATCCCAAAGGGAAGAGTTGCAGAAACGTTCGCCGTTGACCCGGTGGCCGGGAGAATATTAGTATTGGTAGTGGAAGCCGGTTTTAAAACTGGAAGTGCCATGGGGTTCCCTCGAAATTAACTAGTAGTACTACCATAAATAGAAAGCCCCGGCTGCTAGAGCCGAGGCTTTCAAATTTATTTACCAATTATGGTATATCAGCGATTAGCCAATATTCATATCGGAGATCACAACCAGACCATAAAGGTCAGGACGTACCATCTTCTTGGCATATCGAGTCATGACTCCCTTACGGGGCACGAAGTCCTCTACACCAAAGATAGTAGGCGTGGTCTGCAGCGGCACATAGGGAGCGTAAACATATCCGCTCTCTAGGAAGCTACTGCCTCGGCGTCCCACCAAAACAACGTTTCGGAGGAAGTAAGGATCGACAAAAATGTCCCACTTCTTCGAGAGGGAGCCGACCTTTACAGCACCAGCGGTGCCCTTGTCACTGTCAACAGAGACATTGGCACGGAACCCAGCGGTGAACTCAAGGATGTTGGCAACTTCAGGTCCGCAAACCACAAAGTTAGCACCACCACGCAGAGTCTTACGGTGGATTACTGCTGAGACATCATTGATAGTTTCAATGAGAGTCTCATACCACTCTGACACGTTGCCGGTGAAGTCCGGGGTAACCGTACTCGCACCAACCTCGCCGCCGCTGACACGGTCGACAAAGCGGCCCGGTGCACGGGACCAATAACGCTTAGTAGTGGCGCCTAGAAGAAGATCTTCTAGAATCTCACGATCGATTTCGAGAGCAATCTGCTCAGACAAGATCTGAGTAAGCTCGACCTCGGCATCCAGGTTGTGATAGGCATTAAGATCCTGTCCCAACTCTGGGGTCCACTTGGCCTTGAGCTTCTTAGTGATCGCCGTAACAGCGATACTGTCGATCTTGATATCGATCTCGGGAATGAATGGACTATTCTCCAATCCCCACACGGCCTGCCCAACGACAGAACCAAGGGCTCCGCCAGCGGCAAAGTCATCAGTCTGCGGCCAACTAAGAACGCAAGTCGTAGAGTTAAGTGCATCCAAGGCTGCGGCCTTAACATGTGCGTTGGTTCCAGAACCATTCGAACCGGTACCAATAAACACGAGATTAACTCGCGTCGACGAACTCACAGCTGCGAGCCGGCGAACAATTTTGCAGCCTCGGGCGGCATTAATATAACCACCGTTGCCGTGGGTGCCCATGGCGCCCCCGGCAGAACCGGAAATGTTAATACCAACCAAATCGTTCAGATTAAGCTGGTCCATACCGGACTTCAGGACACTAATAACTGCAACAGACGTCGAGCCCGAAACAAAGTCAGCATCATACTGAACAAGCTTATCGAGTTCTAGGTTGTTAGAGCCGAAAACGGCAGACACCACGTTCAGTGGCGTTAGCACGATTCCGCCGCCACTTGTAGCGGCTGATCCGGTCGGTGAGGAATAACCGTTGTTCATTCCGTAGGGGCCCGTTCCGGCGCCTACTAGGAGACCAAGGTCAACACCGCCAGTCAACTGAGCACCAACGATCCCACCACCATAGATGGAACTCGTTGCATTGTAACCCAATCGGCTAAGCTGCGTGGTACTAGCACCAATCTCAGCAGAGATGGTGAAATCCAAGAAGAAGATGAGGCCCGAGGGCAAACTCATCGGCTGGACGCTAACGAGATCGTTAGCAATTAGGTTACCGAATACACGGCGAACCAGGGGAAACGCAACAGCTGCGAAACCCTCGACGTCCCCAGCAGCCATGCTGGACGCCTCACGGAGTAGCTCTTTTGCCTGATTTTCAAGCAAGCAGGCCATTCCATTACGAAGATGATCACTATCGAGACCCTCAAGAAGACCGGTCTTTTCCCACTTAGAGATAAGAGCGTCGCCTTCCTTGGCTAGATCACGATTAATGATGCCTTCAGTCAACTTTTCAACAATAGACATTATATATAAACCTCCTAAAATTTATTGTTTTAATCCTGCCAAACGTAACATTCGATCCATATTTGGATCAACAGTAGTAGAAGCGTTGCTGCCCCTATAGCTATTTGAACTTAGAAGCATAGAAGTGGTTGGTTTGCTAACAGCTTCGCGAAGTGATTCTGTACGGCGAGTCATGCGACTGCCCACTGCGCTTTGAAGTGTTTCAAACAACATCTTCGTCTCTTCTACTGAACTGGCGTTACGAACAGCTTCGACAATTTTCTCTTTTTGTCGCTCATTCAAGGAGGCGCTATTCAAAGCCTTATTTTGATATAGAAGTTTGGCGTTTTCTAATATCAAAATGTTTAGTTGGTCCTTTGCTTCTCCAAGCAAGGACTTTAACCCACCAATTTCCGATCGAAGATCGGTTAATTGGGATTCATATAATTCTAGATATCTTTCTTTTTCGTCGGTTACTTCATCCGACTGGACTTCGGCGGCCGCGTCTTCCAGGGCCATCTCTTCCGCATGTTCGGTCGTTTCACCACTTGCCACGGGGGCCCAGCCGCTTAAGCGGGCCGCCACATCCACGGTCAATTCTTCCGCGATGGCATCAATTAATTCATCAGAAACTTCAACGTCTTCAGAGAGCGCGCCGCCGAGATCTGGTTCGGCACCCGACTCGGGAGGAAGGCCCGTCTCTTCTTCACCACCAAATATTTCTTCAGCAGTTTCTTCGGACCCGAACATCTCAGACGCGTCGGCTTCAATTCCCTGCTCTTCTTCAGCGTGCAGTCTTGCGCGCAGATCATCAAAATCAATTTCAATCACCTCATCGTCTTGGGGCCCGTCTAGGGCTGCGTCTTCATGAGCAAGGGGGACGTCCTCAATAAAAGAGGCATCCCCAGCTGGTGCAGGGGCTTCTCCTCCAATATCCTGCTCTAGGAGACTGCTAAGGGCGCTTTTTACTTCAGTAGAATATTTTTCTAGCACTGCAGTTTCTGCGTTTTTAAGCGCCGCCTCTTTTAAAGCCGCGGCGTCAACAATGGCTTGCTCTAATAGTGAAGACATAAATCTACTCCAAATCCGACATGTAATCAAAATAAATAGTGAGAAATGTCAATAAAAGCACTTTCTTACTAAGGAATGTCAGCAGAGGGTATTTGAAGACATACCCATTTATTTTTACAGTACCCATAAAACCGGTCGTCTTCTGTATTGTACACTAACATTCCGGACTGTGGACTGACCACGTCCTGCACATTTACATGGGGAAGCGTAATGGCCCTCTCTGCGTTCAGTTCTCCAACCGTCACGGCATCGCTTAATTTAATAGTCACGTTATCTTCACTCTCGCCAGTCTCTATGTTGGGGCCCCCGTCGAGACTTTTAAAATTTAAAGTTACCTTTCTCGAACTCGAAGTCATATCCTTAAAAATCGCTGCCCCAGAGCCCAAATTTTTTCCACCGTTCACAAAGCTAAAAAGAGAACCATTGTGCGGAGGTAATAATGAAAGAAGATTTTTCAAAGGAAGCTTGGCAATCTCTTTTGGGGCGCCTGGCTGCTGCACCAAGATTAAATCTCCATCATGAGCAACCCGAGTGGTTTTTAATGCCGCGGCATTTAAACTTAGGC